ATTTTGACTAGGTGCTAATTTTTGTCTTTTGTTTAAAGTGTCTAAAAATGGATTGTCGCTCATAAATTATTATCCTCCACATATTTTATAATTTCTTTTTTAGATTTCTTTTTACCATGCAACAGCCATTCGTTTGCAATCATTTGTTCTGTATATGACATACCAGCAGCTACATACCCTGATATAAAATACTCTCTAACATCTTTTGGTATGTTATATGTGAATACTTTTTCACTACCAACAAACACAAATGCATCTTTAAATTGATCATCATCAAGTGCTTCAGCAGGTATTTGTATATGTTGTTTAAACCAAGGTGTTTTAACATATACTTTGTCATTTAATATTTCATTTAACATATTTTGCTTTTCTGCGTTTGTAGGTTTAGCTCCATTATTGTCAGTTATAAATTGATTAATTCTTTCTTTCCATTCAGCTTTTAATTGTATATAATCTTTCTTTTTATCTAAATCAGTTTCACCAGTATTATTTTCTGTACCTTTACCTTTTTTCTTTGTAAAAATAGTATCGAATCCATATGTTATTAATGTGTCATCAAACATGGTTGCATCAGCAGTTGCACTACCAATTGAAGATTCTGTACGCAAAGAAGCTGCATATCTTTTTAATTCTGTATATTGTCCATTATCTAATTTGTCACTATATGCATTTAAATTAGTTGCTATTTCTATTGGATTTTTTTCTAACATAATTACAGTATCTAAATCTGATTCTTCTGGCTGTCCATTTTTTAATATTTCCTGATCTTGTTTTGTAAAATTATCAATGTCAATACCGTTAGCTTTTAAATTTTTCCATCCTCCCGGTTCAGCAAATGCTATTTCTTTTGCATTGTTTAATACTTGATTGTATGCACCTTCACGTTCATTTTTAATTTTATTGTATTTAATTTCTAAATCTTCTAATGCGTATTTTAATTGCTTTGGATTTGTTATTGTACTTTTTAATTCTTCTTTTAATACATTTAATGGACGTAAATTTGTAATTGGATCTATATTTTCTGTAACGCTAGAATCATAATTAATACCTTTTTTAATTACTTCTAAATCATTAGTAACTGTTATTGCATATTCACCTTCGCCAAATCTTCCATAAATTTTATTAGATTCTTCAGTAATTAATTTGTTGTAATTATCTATAATTTGTCTATTAATTTTTTTTGCATAAATAGGATCTTCTTTATATTTTTTTGTATCTATATCTATTTGTGATTTTGCTTTTGTATAAAGTGAATCTGCTTTTTTTACACCAAGTCTTTGTATTGCAAACAAATGTGTTGTTTGATGTTCTGGTATTAATCTTGTAGTAGTTTCTGGGTTATAAAATTTTGAAGTATTTTTAATTTGTTCTAACAACTCTATGTTTTCATTGCGTTCATTGTTTGCTGTATCTAATAACTCATCATTAGTATTAAAACCATCTTTTACAGATCCACCTATATCATTAGAACTATTACTATTACTACTTAATGAAAATACTTTTTTTGCTTGATCTAAATAATTACCACTATTTTGATTACCATTATTAGTTAATAAAGTATTTACTATTTCTCCACCGTTATATTCATCATATTTTTCTTTAACTGATATTGATATATTTGCAAGATCTTCTTCTTTCATTATTGGTTTAAATTTTTCAAGAACTGCTTTAATCTGATCATGTTTTCCGTCTGCATCTAATTGTTTGATAAGATCTTTTAAAATTTCCATATTGTATTCATTTACTGATTGAATAAATTGACTACTAACTGGTATCTTATTTCCACTAGGATCTACCGCATTAGGATCAATATTCCAACCTTTTAATACTGCTTGCTCTTTAAGCAACTCTAAACCTGCTGTATAGTTTAAAACAAAATCACCAGTAGGATCTTGCCAAGTCTCATAATTTTGCATTGCTGCTGTCTTTTTATTAGTAATAGATGCAGTTACTTCGGCTTCGTGCGCTAATCGTTGTTGTTTGATTGAATGGTTTGTCATTTTATTTTGCGCTGACCTTACAGACACCAATGCCATGTTTTCAAACATATATTTTATTTCGCCATTACTTGCTCTGTCTGAATAAGAAGCAAGCAAGTCAGTTATACTGTTATTAGTTTGATCATATGCAGTTTCGTTATTTTCTTTGTCTACAACTTTTATTGCATCAAAACCTTGAGTATTTAAATAATTATTAGTATTTGTTTCTAGTTCACTATAAAATTCGTTATATAATTTTTTTGATTCTGCATCGTTATATTCATCTTGTAATTTAAAAGCAATAGCAGATACTGCGTTTTGTGCTTTACTAAAATTAACTAAATCGTCAGTAACAGTATCTTGTACAGGTTGTATTGTAGTAGCAGAAAATTGTGGTGCAGAACCAATTTCTAATCCTTCTTGTGGTGTTAAAGGTACTTTTGCCATAATTATTTAAAGAAACTGTCAGGTAAATTACCAACAATGTTAGTTGCACCTGTCAGCAAAGTACTAGTCATATTTAAAAATGGACTAACAGTTGATGCAGTAGCAAACAAGTTATTAGCAGACGTACCGTACATATCACTTCTAATACCCATGTTTACTGCTTGCCCTCGTTTAGTATTCATTGCTCTTACTTTATTTGTGTTCATAGTTAACCTATCTATTTCTTTTATTAACTCAGCACTAGCAAAAACATTTGCAGTACTGCCAACACCCATTTGTATACCTCTTGCAGCAAATGATGCTTTAGAGCTAGATATTGCCTGACCTGCTTTTAATGTTCGTATTGCTATTTGTTTGTTATATGCTCTGCCTATATGTTGTGCTTGACTTTCTAACATCCGTTTATTGAGCTTCGCCATGTCACGCTGATGCTCAAAATTTAAAGCTTGACTTTTTAATTTATATCTTTCTGTATTAGCAGCAGCCCTATTGGCAATCATGCCAGTAAGTGTGCTGCCTATACCAGTTATAAGACCAAATTTATCTCCAAAACCTAAAGATGCCCAACCTGTTGCCATTAGCTCAACAAACTATTCATTTTAATGATATATGTATATTACTTCTTTACGGTTACACTATCCACCTACTGAAACTTCTAATGTCATACCTACAACTGTTAATGGTAAAGGATCAGTTTGTCGTACAAATAATTGACCATTATCTTGCCAAGTAGGAGTTAACATAATTTTTATATCTTGTGTTTTTAAACTTGGTGGCGTGCCATATGGCTCTGTTGTACGTTGTTTTGCTTCTATTAATTTGTCAGAAGATGGGCCAGCAAAAATACCAGAAGATTCTAATACCCTTATCCAAACATGATTTAAATTTTTAACACGACCTTGACCAAAAGCTTCTACTTGTAATGCCATAGGTAAGCTTTGCAAATCGCTGTTATATTCTAAACCTACATGAACTACACTAGCTGCACGTTCTAACGTTATAGCACCACTGCTAACTACTCTTTGTGGGTGTACTGAACCATCTGCCAATATACTTACAGTTTTTCCTTCTATATGATCCAAACCTGATATAGAATTTCTTGCAACTTCGTAACTAGTTAATCCTGTATTACGCAAAGATGCAGGTAAATCTTTATCTAATTTTGCGGTTGCTACTGTTTGACTTGATGTAGCAAGTATAGTTAAACGATACAAATTAGTACCATCTACTATAACTATTGCATCATCTTTATCAGCAACACTAGGCGGTGCTTGAAATAAATTATAGTTAGTGGTTACTGTAACAGTTTCACCTCTTGTGTAATTTGTACCACCAGATATAGTTACTGTTTGGTTTGTATCTGTATTTGTGCCATTGTATGTTGCGCCACAATCAACAAAAAAACTATCACGTTGCGTAGCATATATTCTTGTTCCCATACGTTCTACATACCTTTTTACTGCGCCATTAATAGTTCTTTTTATAACGCAATAAACAACGTCATCAGCACCTTCTGCAACTACTGCAACGCTTTCAAACAAACCATCAGTATCATGTTGATGCCATGCACCTATTGCTTGTTCTGGTACATATGTAAGACCTAACAATTTACCTTGATCATTAATAAACCAAACTACAGGCAATGGTGCTTTTGCCATGCCCATATCTTTAATTTCAAAATGGTCAAATAAATGCGCTGCCCTTAATGACAAATCTCCTGTAATAAAACCATTTGCTTGCCAGTTATAACCTAGTTCTCTAACGTGACCGCCACGAGATGCTGCATATACCATGCTGTTATTAACAATTACTGGTTGAGCATTATTTGAACCTACATATGATTGTGGTTTTACTGATATAGATGTTGGTGTTATAGCGTCACTGTTAACAGAAGTTACACGCCATTCTGCTGATCCTGTTAATAATAGCAACTGAGTTAACGGAACAATATGTCTTATAGTATTTGCTTCACGAGCAGCAACTCTAAACTCAATACGGTCATCATCTCGTATAGGTAAACCAAAAGACATATTACTTTCAGTACCTGATTTAGTCATCCATATACTTTGTGGGAAATTATTTGGCCCTGCAAACACTCTGCGTTGTTCAAAATAAGATACAGCACCCGGATAATTACCAGTTCCTACAAAATCGTTTTCGTATATTGGTGGCGTTACAGTAAAATCAGGTGCAATATTATTATCAATAATACTTGTACTAGTGGTTTCTCCAATAAAACCAAATATACCACCTTGATCTTTATATACTCTATATCTACTAGCACCAGTAACTGCGTTCCAAGTAATTGTATTTTTTGCTCCACTTACAAAAATATTATTGTTAACGGAAGCAGCACTTGATTGTGCGCTTTCATCTACTAAGTTTGTTGCAATAGCAGTAACAACATAATTATGAGTAAAAAAAGTATCTGTATTAGTACTAGAAGATGAAGGTATATAAGCAGCCACACTTACATTAGAAGGTGCTGCAATTGGACTTCCAAAATTAATTACCAAAACCTCCCATTTAGTTGCACCTAATCTTCTTAGTTCTCTTGGGGCGTGATTAGGATGTACTAATGTCACAACATCAGCAGATTGTACATAATGTAAATCAAATAATTCTGCTTCTAAATATGGTGATGGTATTTCGTATATGTTTGGATTTGTAGGCATCGCATACCAATTAGTAGCATTTGGTGGTTGGCTATTAGAATGCGCTGTTTTAGCGTAATAATTTACGTTGTTATATTTTGCTATATCGCCTACAGCATAATTTGTACTACCGTTCCATGCTGCACCATCGCTATAAAATAAAGTTTGTCCTTGTGTATGAAATCTAAAATAGGTATTACCCATTTCAATTACCATCGTTTGTACAGTATTAAAAGTGAAAGACAATAATCTTGTAGCTTTTGTGCTGTCTTTTACTTCTCTAACAAATGCAAATCCCGGTCTGTTTTCTGCTGGCCCTTGTGGTTTAGAAATAAAATTACGCATTGTCGCTGCGCCTTGTTGATACTTTGCATCATCTATACGCCCAAACATTTCTGGTGATAATTCACCTGCTGAAAAAGCTTTTGAAAATGTGCGTGTAGTTGGCATTGCCTACCTCCCAGATGTCCAAGGTACAATATGTTCTATCGTAATATCTCTTTGTAAATTGTCTGATTGTTTTGCACTTGCTAAATATCCTTGCATCATTTCTATACAACGTTTTGCTTCTGCCATACCTTGATCACCTTTAATTATTGGCCCTGCAAGCATTGATGCTAAATGCCAAGATAATGTATTAACAAATAAAGGTGGAAACAAAGATGGATCAGTAATAAAAGCTTGATACCTTAACATTGCGTTTTCTTGATTTGTATAAATATATGATCCTTCTATTGCAAATTGTTGTGGTGTATATTGTCCAGCTACTATTGTCGGAGCATAGTTAGATGTTATACCACCGGGTGTATCGCCAGCAGACATTCTTGTAGCGTAATCGTTTTGTGCTGTAGGAGATATTATTGCAACAGCCGACATCATGTCAGCAGGTGCTGCGTATGCATAATCCCATTGGTCTAACGTATTAGTTGTTAATGCCAAACTACCTCGTTTAGATGCAAAACTCCATGTATGCATTGCTAACAAACTGTTTCTTGCAATTGGATAAAACCGTGCAGCTTTTTCTGCTTGTGCTGACCCTTCTGGTGGGGATAGCGTAGCTATTGTTGCATCATCACCCAAGTTTGCTAGGGCAAGGTTGCAAATATCTACTTCAGTTGCCATGTCATCTCCTAAAAAAAAGGGAGGTTAGCAGTAACACTACTAGCCCCCAGTGTGTAAATAAGATAACCAATGCCTACTTACTTGCTGCTTCAAGTTGACTAATAAGAGTTTCTTTTGTTTGTCTTCTATCAAGTTCGATACCAATAGAACGACCATAAATTTCAAGTTCTGCTTTAGTCATTGATAAATAATCAATTGATTGAGTAGTTGGCTGAACATCTTCTGACGGTACGGTTGTGTTTGACGCCACAGGTAGATCAGGTTCAGTTCCACCAACTAATTCAATATTACTATTGAACTCTCCAT